TCCAATTCTTTACCAAGAATGGCCTGAACCAGCCAGAACCAGCGGCGATCAGGCACGACCGGCCGAGACTGGAAACGATCAGCCAAGACGGAGTCGGATCGTGGTCGGCAATTGTGGGGGACATAGCCTCCGAGTACTTGGGGCTAGAAATGCTTCCTTGGCAGATGCATGTATTGGATCAGATGCTTACGTTCAATGCAGATCAGGATCTTGTGCATCGGTCGAGCCTTGTGTCGGTGGCCCGTCAGAACGGAAAGACAACAGTCATCCAAGCGCTCATTCTCTTCTGGCTAATTGAGATGCCGAAGATCCGTGGCCAGCGACAAACAGTCGTCTCACTCTCGCACCGTCTCGATCTTGCCTGCATGTTGTTTGAAGAGATCGCACCGATCCTAGAAAAACGCTGCGGCGCCAAGGTCATCATGTCCTACGGCCGCTATCAGGCAACAATGCCAGACGGCTCAAAATGGTATGTCAAAGCAGCACGGCCATCAGTCGGCCACGGCATGACAATCGACTTGGCGATTATTGACGAATTGTTTGACGTCTCCGACGAAGTAGAAGCAGGACTCTTGCCGGCTCAACGCGCAAGGCGCTCACCCCTGACCGCCATGTTCTCCACAGCCGGCACGGAAGCGTCCACGCTTTTCATCCGTCACCGCGAAAATGCGCTCCGCCTAATTGACCTCAAAAAGCCTTCGTCGTTCTACTTTGCCGAATGGTCGCCGGAGCCATCGTTGGATCCGCTGCATGAAACATCGTGGTATTGGGGCAACCCAGCAATCGGACACTTCCTCACGATCGACACTTTGCGCCAAGAATCCGAAGGCCCCGATCGAGCACTCTTCTTGCGCGGCTCACTAAACATGTGGGTCGCGTCCGCGAACTCATGGATCCCCCATGGCCTCTGGCCCGAATTGCTGTACGAAGGAGAAGTCCCTGCCGGCGGAGTCGTCGCCGTAGAAGCCTCCATGGATGACACGCGCTACTTTGCTACCCGATCCGTTTCCCTGCCCGATGGCCGTGTTGTGAACTCCGTTGCCTTTACCGCCGAAACTCAAAAGGAGTTATTGGAGCATCTAGCAGAAATTGCCAAAGATCCAGCAGTCAAGTTTGCGTTCTCGCCGACAATCGACGTGCTAGTCCAATCCGCAACATTTGACCGCCGCCGAATCGTGGTGGGTTACGGAGAAATCTTGAAGTACACGCCAGTTGTCAAAAACATGATCCACGAAATGCGGCTCGTACATACGGGAGAAGCCATGCTTTCCGAGCACGTGCAACGCGCCGTCCTAGTCCGAACCCAAGGCTCCATTGCCGTCTCATCCCAGAAGTCACCCGGCCCGATTGAGTTATGCCGGACGCTCATTTGGTCGGCAACATTGGCCTCACAAAATCGAGTCACTCAAAAGCCTTCACTAGTGATCGCAGGCAACTAACATCCAGTCGGCACCGCTCGTGAGCCCTACCTTTCGTCGGGATCGGAAACGCCTCCGAGCGGTTGCCACCATAAACGCGCCAAGTGTGTCATGCTCTAGGTATGGCGTTCTTCAGTAAATCGCAACCACTAGAAACGACGACCGACTCGTCAATCAAGGCAGCCGTCGGAGCATCGTCCTACAACATCGGCTTCTTTGCGTCGTACACAGACGGGACTCGCAGAGCACGTGCAATGACTTTGCCAGTTGTCGCAAGAAGCCGCGATCTTATTTGCACCACAATCTCAGGACTCAAACTAGAGATGTATCGAGAAATGTGGAACGGCGATGAGATGGAAGAAGTTCCACTTGCTCCGCGCTCATGGCTGTCACGAATTGACAAAGGCGTTCCAAACGACTTCATCCTTGCGTGGACATGCGACGACCTTATCTTTGAAGGGCGAGCCTTTTGGTATGTAGATCCAAACGATCGCACGGCCGACGGATACCCAAACAACTTCACTCGGCTTCCTGCCGCCATGGTGCAAACACTCGATCAAGCCGGCCCAATATGGTTCGGCCCATCCAAGCAAATTGTATTCAACGGCGTTCAACTAGATCCGCGCGACGTCATCCAATTCATTTCACCAATGCAATCTTTCAACTCTGCCGGCACACGCGCGGTTGAGACGGCGCTTCGTGTAGAAGAATCAAGGCTACGCGCGGCGCAATCAGTTTTGCCTTCGGGTTATTTGAAACAGACTGGCGGCGAGCCTTTGAGTTCTGCCGAATTGAATGATCTCGCGCAACAGTTCAATATCGCGCGCACGTCTGGGAACAACACGGCCGCGCTCAATGAGTTCATTGAATACGTCGCGACTGATGCCAGCCCAGATAAACAAATGATGATCGAGTCCGCCGACTATTCGGCCCGAGACATTGGCCGCATTCTTGGCGTCCCATCTTTCCTTCTGTCGGTATCTATTGGAGCATATTCCTACCAGAGCAGCCAGCAATCTAGGATTGACAATTTCACCTATGCGTGCGCCCCAATAGCCACATGCATTTCTTCCACGTTGTCGTCCGACAATGTTCTTCCGCGTGGAACATTCGTCAGGTTCGATACTTCGGATTATCTCTCCGAGGCATACCTTGGCGGAGACATGTCAGACATGCGCGACATGCCAGAAGATTCAGATATCCCACAAACACCAATCGCACGAAATTAGGATTACGCCATGATTAGATTCGGATCAGAAGCATTTACCATTGACGCGGCCGCAGGCGACACGCCACGCCGCACGATCTCGGGAATTGCCGTTAGATATAACACCCCAGCCAAAGTCTCGGACGGATCCATGGTGGCCTTCGCCCCCGGCTCCCTCCCAGTCGACGGCCGCGCACCCGTCCTCCAAATGTTTCACGATTCCAGCAAAGTAATCGGCACCGTGGTTGAACGCCAAGAAACTGAAGAGGGCATGTTGTTCGTTGCCCGCGTGTCGGAAACTTCCCTCGGCTCGGAAGCGCTTGTACTTGCGAGCGATGGCGCCCTCCGAGAAGTCTCAGTCGGAGTCACTCCACTCAAGTTCAAATACGACAAAGAAGGCGTTATGGTCGTCACGTCAGCACGGTGGGACGAATTATCGGTAGTCAGTCAGGGCGCATTTGACGCCCCCATCTTGGAAGTCGCCGCGAGTATCCCACACGAAGAAGAAGAAATTAGTACTATTGAAGAAGCAGCACCTCAACAGGAGACAGAAAACATGAACGAAAAAGTCGAAGCCCCAGCAGTAGTCGAAGCATCTGCCGCGACACAAACCATCTTTGCAACCGCCAAGCGCGAGTTCAAAATGCCAACAGCCGCCGAATACATCTCGGCATTTGCATGTGGCGGAGATCAATGGCGAGCAATGAGCGAAGGCATTCAGGCCGCAGCACCAAACGTGCTCACCACCGACATTCCTGGTGTTCTTCCATTGCCAATCGTCCAGCCGGTATACAACAACTTCATCGGCCGTCGTCCAGTCATTGACGCAATCGGCGCAAAAGCAATGCCGCAAGGCGGCAAAGTATTTATCCGCCCAGAAGTGACAACACACACTTCAATTGGCAACCAAGCAACAGAAAACTCTGCACTCACCCAAGGAACTTACGTTGTCACAGACAACCAAGTCACAAAAGGTACCTACGGCGGATATGTCACCCTCTCCGAACAATCAATCGACTGGAGTACACCAGAAGTAATTTCTTTGGTGCTCGATGACATGGCTCGCATTTATGCCAACGAAACAGACAATGTTGCAGCAGACAACTTGAAGACAGGCACGACAGTTACTCGTAACTTCTCTGGCGCTTCATCATTGGATCCTGCTTATTGGGTCGGCTGGATTGCTGGCGCAGCACAGACAATCTTGTCTTCAAGCAATGGCAACCTTCCGACTCACTTGTTCGTAAATCCTGAATGGTGGGGCGTTCTTCTGCAACTCAGCGATGATTCAAAGCGTCCGTTGTTCCCTCAGATTGGCCCAATGAACGCATTTGGCAATCTCGCACCGGGACAAGTAAACGGAGTTGCATTTGGTTTGCAAGTTGTTGTTGATCGCAACTTTGCAGGAGACACCGTCATTCTCGGCGACGCTTCAGGCTTTGAAATATTCGAGCAGCAGAAGGGGGCAATTAGTATTGACGTGCCTTCTACTTTGTCTCGCACAATTGCCTTCAGGGGCTATCTTGCAACCTTGATGATCGACTCTTCCAAGTTCGTCAAAGCCGCAATCGTCGCATAATCTGAAAGAGAGGCCAACACTATGGCCGTCTATCAGGTCATCAGCAAGCAACTCACATCGAACTACGCCGTCCTTCAACTTCTCACCCCAGCGGAGTTGGAGGTCGGCCAGTCGATCACCGTTGCAGCAGTAGACGCGACGTTCAATGGCACATACACCATTCGGTCGCTCCCGTCTTACGAATACATTGGCATTGACGATGAAGGCGACTTAGAGTTCAATCCCCTTATCACGATTCCAAACCAAGTTCTTTATGCACGTACAGCGGCCGACGTAGCCCGTCAAGCCGCGTCTGGAACCCTGACATCAACTCCGACTTGCTCTTGGATTACGGCCACGGACATTGAGGACTGGTTAGGGATCGGAACCGCAACCGCAGCCGACGCCACGTTCCTTACCATTTGCGCGGCCAGCACGAATCAATTCTGTTGGCGCCGAAGAATGGAAGCCGGCTATGTTGACTCCCTGACTACCGTGCCATCGCAAGATGTCAAACTTGGAACGATCATGTACGGCGGCGCCTTGTACCGTCAGCGCGGATCCATGGATTCATTTGCATCATTTCAGTCAATGGGAACCGCACCCGTCATGGGGCTCAACGGAATGATCCGCCAATTGTTAGGCATTGATCGTCCGCAGGTGGCCTAGTGCCAGTCCCTACCTACACCGATTTATTCAATGAGGGCTACGACGACCTAGTCGCCAAACTTCAAACCGTCTCAGGGCTTCAAGTTGTAAACGATCCGCGCAACATCGTTCCGCCATGCGTCTTTGTCAACATTGACTCAATTGACGGCTACAACTACAACATCGCCAAACTCACTTTCACACTCCAGATCGTGACCCTAGGCCCCGGCAACCTAGACGCCCAAAAGTCTCTTCTCAACATGCTCGCTCAGGTGTACGCGCTCAACATTGGCATCATCTCAGGCCGCCCAACAAACGTTGACATCGGCGGATCCGTCCTGCCGGCATACGAACTTACCGTCTCTACTCAAGTCCAAACGGCGTAATCCACACCTAGCGCCCAAATCTATGTCAAACTAAATCCACAACTCAAGGAGCAATCATGGCAACATCTACAGTCCTCTCGAATCCAACTGTCACCGTCGGAGCCGTCGCGTTGACGGGGTGGTGCACAAGCGCCACTTTGACTCGCACCGTCACCGCTCTAAACGACACCGTTTTTGGCGATACAGCAAACACGTTCACGGCTGGCCTCGAAGACAACGAATGCACGTTGACCTTGTATCTTTCTTATGCAACTTCAGCCACCTACGCGACACTTGCACCATTGGTCGGCACTAAAACAACCGTCATTGTGAAGCCAACTTCGGCCGTTGACTCGGCAACAAACCCCGGCTTCACGTTGACAAACTGCTACCTAGAATCGTTGCCAGTCATCTCGGCTTCGCTCGGAGAATTGCAATCGATTGATATCACGCTCATGGGCGGCGTGTACTCAGCCGATACAACCAACCCATAATCACGGCCGTCCTCGGCCCGACACAAGGAGAACCATGAAGATCAAACTCAGCCTCACGCGCGGAGAAATCAAAGAGCAACTATCAACGAACCTCTTTGTCATTGCCGAATGGGAACGCCTAGAGAATCGTCGAGTGTCTGACGGCCGTGGAATCGGCGCATCCGATCTAGCGTGTTGGGTACACACGTTGCTCGTCATCAAAGGCGAAAAACTTCCAGCAACTTGGCGCGAATGGTTGAAAGAAAACCCAGACGTCGAGATCGCAGCGGAGGACGCAACCGATCCAAACCCTACGGACGCGGCTACCGCCGGCAACTAGCCGAATTGGTAGTCGCGACGGGATGGGCTCCGACGTTCTACGCGGATTCATTTGACGCGCGCGACCTTCAAACAATCATTAGAGTCCTAAATGACCAGAACAAAAAAGGACGCAAATGAAAGACTCAGCCGGCGGCATTGAAGCACGGATAGAAGTGTTCGGCCTCGGCCAAGCGCTCAAAGATCTCAACAAGATCGACAAAGTCCTACGCCGTGACATCACCAAAGACTACAAACGCGTCACCGCAGGGCTCGTGTCCGACATCCAATCAGCCATCCCATTGAACTATCCCCTTTCAGGTTGGGCTCGCCAATGGAATCTCCGTGGCCAATACGAAGTCTTCCCATGGCCGACCAATCATTCCGTGAAGGCATACATCAACACCAAAGCACCCAAAGAAGTATTCGGTGGCAAAGTCAACCTCTCAACGTTTGCCGTCAAATGGCTCGGCGCGGCCGCATCGTTCTTCGACTTCTCAGAAAGTAACCGCATGGGCGCCGCTCTAACAGCCAAATATGGAGCACCGTCGCGAGTAGTGTGGAAACAGTACGAAGCAAACAAAAGCGAACTCGAAGTAGAAATGGCGCGAATCGTTGACCGCGTCGGAGAAGCATTGAGCCGCGATCTAAGCGCAAGGTAAACCCATGGCCGTCATCCTCCCAATCATCAGCGAATACGATCCCAAGGGCGCCAAAAAAGCAATCGCCCAATTCAAGCAACTAGAAACCTTCGGCGAAAAAGCAAACTTTGCAATCAAAAAAGCAGCACTACCAGC